GTCTTAGCATTCCAATGAAGTCCGTACATATTTGTAGTGTTTCATTTAATACATCCTGCTCGTTACTTAAAGTCTTGTAAAGCTTTGGGAAGTTAGCTGCTGCGTTGTTTAAAGTCCAATCTTCTTTTTCTGAAACCATATCCATAATGAAGATTTGGAAGTTGTAAATAAGCTGACTATCTCCTGTTGTTACAGATGTTGGATTAATATGTAGCAATGGAAACTTCTGCATCTTCTCCAAGTTGATGTCAAAAATATCACCTACTGAAGTTGTGCTGATTTGGTCGTGATACTCGCCTAAACGTAAAAGTGTATTAAGTACGTTATTATATGTCTTATTGTTAACCATTTCTTTTTACTTTATTTTGTGAGTTTAAATCTGTTTCATAACTAAGCCAAGTCAAACACTCTAATAGACTTAGCTTTGTAATTGTTTCTAAATTACTAATATTTTCTCCGCACAATCTGTGCATTACACCGAACCATCCCCATTTACTTGAAAAGTCTTCACTAGCTACTGCGTCTTCATTTCCTTCAGCCGCTCCATCAAATATGATGGCATAATCTCGGACAACACCTTCGCGAAAGTGTAAAAAAAAACCAATGCACTTTGCACTTGTTCAGCTGACATTTGTTTCATCTCCTCTGCTCTAAGCCGTATATCTCCATCATAAGCGTCTATGATATATATGTCGTTCTTCTTTAGCTTTACAGGACGATAGAGTACAGCCATTAATTCAGGAAGGCTTGAGTCTATTCCGTTCTTTATGAACTGCTCAATGTCTGCGTATTCTCCTAAACTAATACTATCTAAGTCAGGGTGGAATCCGTACTCAACACCATTAATCTCTATTATCCTTTTAAGCTTTGTATCTTGCTCTTGTTGTAACTCTCCTACCTTACTCATTATAGCTGCTACGTCTGAAAGAGATAACTCCTGAACCAACCGTTTAGGAATGTCTGACAAAGCTTCAATTGTCTTAGTAGCTTCTTCAGTCTTAGTACCTGTTTCAAAGTCAATTAATTGTAACCAAGTAGACAATGTAACATCTGCCCAACTATTGATTAGCTTGAATGTTTCTACTTTGCCTTCTTTTTTAATTTTAACTTTCATACAATATATAATAGAAATTAGTTGTTTTTAGTTTAACGATTTTTTTACTGAACGAAATACCTTCCTGCATTTGGATTGTCTAGGTGATAGATTACATTATATCTTATACCGTCAATTGCGTGGTTATAGTTATCTACATAAAGCTTAGAACCTTTATCTGCATAGACGTAGTTGTTTAACTCTTTAGCTATGTTAGTTGATTCAGGACTTACTATAAGCTGATAGTCTTGCATCCTAGTTATTCCACTTTCAATCGTTCCTTTCTTAACTGCTTTAATGTTTACTCCTAAGTGCTTTAAGTCTGCTATTAGTCTAGGCTCTGCTGAATCTGCTATGATTAATTTACTATCTACTTTGTCTAGTATTATCTGAGCTAGCTCTTGACTCTTTAAACCATTACGATAAAGGTGTTCTTTTAAGTATATCTTCTTATGCTTTTTGTCTATTGCTACTTCTGTTAATGAGTCAGGGTCTATTGAGAAACCAAAGTCCATTCCACAAGAAGTCTGTAAGTTATCAGGATTAAATTCGCCTATACTCCAGTTCTCAAATACAACACCTTCTGCTTTCGCTAACCAACCTCCTAAAATCTTATGCTGATACTTTTTAAAGTTATTATGCTTTATGCTCTTAATACGCTCTAGGAAGCTCTCAGAGAGATTTGTTTCATTATCTAGGTATGTACTATGTATATAGCATACATTGCCTTTAACACCATTAAAACCGCCTTCAACTCCTTTTTCTTCAAAAAACCTTTTGTAAATCCAATGTTCTTTAGTAACAGGATTCAATATCAAGATAACTCTATTCTGGATATTCTTTTCTCTAATACTTAGATCAATAGTGTCAAAGATGTTTTCATCTACAAGTTCTTCAGCCTCATCTAATACCCAAGTGCTAATACCTTGTAATGACTTGAGACTTGCTGTTTGATTACCTGCTGAAGTTTTAATACCTCTAAATAGAATATCTGATTTGTTTTTAGCATTAACTACTTCTGACTTATTGATATTAAAGGTTTCTTCAAATCCTAGTAGTCCTATCTTTTCTAAGAACTCAGGAATGATTGACAGGTGAGCTGATGTCATTGTAAACCTTGTAAATAAAACTCTTATACCTCTTGACATTGTAAGTAGAGTAAGAAAGACTGTAACTGCAAAAGACTTTCCTGAACCCCTACCTCCTGTTATAATAAAGTACCTAGCCTTTGAGTCAAATAAAGGATTATATTTCTTACTCAGTATCAGTGTCAATGAATGTAATTAAAGGAAGGTTAAGAGCTTTGTCGCCTGAAGTTAAATCTACTCTATTTGTTTCATTCATACCTAATATATTTTTAGCTGCGTGTATTACAACTGAAGGTACTTTATCTTTTATACATTCATAGAATTTAGACTTAACAAAATCCTGTGCTATTAATTCAATATCATTTACTGCTTGTGCAAATTCAGCATCTTCTTTTAACCACTTGTAGTAATTAGTTCTAGATAGGTCTGTTACTTTTAATGCAGTAGTTACCACACCTAGTGAACTTTCTAGTGCTTTTAACATTTGCTCCTTTGCTATTTTTGTTCTATTCTGTTCCATTATATATAATACTTTTTAATTCTTTTAGCATATTTTTTTTAAGTAAAGGTTCTGATACTCTCCAAGACTTTTGAATTGCTAAATGTTTTTCAAAGTCTTTATTACATTCTTTTATCTTATCTTGCAAGTCTTCATAACTCTCAACTATATAGTCTTCTACTTGTTCTTTGTAATAACTTAGTTCAGACTTATTGATTGTACTTCTGCAATTCACATCAAAGAACACTACATTATTACAAAACCCTGCTTCATACCATCTATTAGCTAGATTATTAAAAACTTTGTGAGTATGTTTGTCTTCTATATAAATTTGATATTTAAAAAGATTAAGAGTTTCTTTTTTTTCTTCCCAAGATAGTTTATTTATTAATTTTGCAGTACAACCTATGTGCCTATATTTTTTAAAGTTCTTAGAGGTCGTACTTAAATACAAATCTTCTTTAAGATACTCTTTACAGTATTCAGCTCTATCAAGTCTAAAAGTCCCATAGTAAACGCACTCATAACGTTTTTCTTTTACTTCATTAGGATTCTTTGAAAATAATAAGTTAAGGTTTAACATTATTTCACCTTCTTCTTCCCAATTTCTTATGTAAGTAACATTCTTATCGTTTAAGAAAGTATAGTTTGCTGATATTGCATATTCATTTAATATCCAAAAAAACTTTGCGTCTTTATTATTATCTGCAATTTGTTTCATTTGTTTAACAGGTGAATAATAATTAGAATAGAATATTATTATGACATCAAACTTTGAATCTAAGTGCTTGTTATATTCATTCTCGTTATATAAGAAAGTTGCATCTAAGTAATCAGAAATAATTAAAGTATTTCTAAAGTATGCATCTATTCTTTTTTTGAAGTATTGTTTTTTCAACCTTCTTTCATTACCAAATACAGCTATATTCATAAATGCAAAAGCTCTATAAATTTATTGTAACTTGTTTTACTGCTTTTTATGTTTATTTTCTTCTGTAGCTCTTCTAGTTGCTCTATATTGTCGCATTTTATAATAAAATTTACGTCTTCTTTGACATCTAATACTTCTACTATGTCTTCAACATCGTCTTCATTCTGCCAGACATCTAAACCCCATTCAGCAAGCTCTACACTATCCCATTCATTTGCTAGTATATCCCATTCCCATTCTCCGAACCCTACATTGTCTTTTACTATAAACTCTTTCTTTTGTTCTTCAGTCAATCCTTCTGCTATGTCTATCCATACTTCTGATAGTCCTGCTTCTTTACTAGCTTTAAGTCGCATATTACCACCTAAGACAATCATATCTTCATCAACTACAATAGGTCTAAGCTTTAACATCTCAGGAAATTCTTGTATTGATTTGACTAGCTTCTTAAACTTATCGTTTTTAATGATTCTAGGATTGCTTGGGTTTCCTTTTACTTTACTTATCTTAACTTGTTGCTTCATAGTATATAATAGAATTTTATTGTTTTTATTTTAATCAAAGGATTCATTTATTCCTCTTTCGCCTATTAGCTTTTCTTTTGCTCCTGCCCATAAGTTATCTCTGTTCTTACTTAGGCTTGGTTCTGTCCTTTGAAGTGTTGGGATTCCTTCTGTTGGTATGCTATCCATCCATAAACCGCACTCGCATTGAGCTTCCTTTGTTACCCATTCACCATCTCTATGCACTATTGTAGCTTTAGATAGTTCTCTAGTCTTTCCACATTCGCAAGTGTATAATGTCATATCTTTAGCTTATCAAGCTCAAACTCTAAATGGTTAATTGCTTTTTGTATATCCTCTATATGCTTTTCTTGAGTAGTCATTCCTTCTTCTGTTTTCTTTCCACAACGCAAAAGATATGTGGTGGCTGTACCGACATTATAAGATAAATCAAAGTCCTCAATGACTTTCCTTGCTTCATACTTATATCGGATACCTATGTAGTAGCTTGGTATTCTATTGTCTTTCATTTAGTCTGTCGTTTTCTAGTCCTCCTGTTCGTGTAACTACTTTGTCCATTTTCCAAAGTAACTTTTCTTTAGTCCTTCTTTTTATTCTGCCTTCTATTATAGTCATAAGAATAACTATAAAAATGAAAACAGCTGTTAAGATTCCAAGTATTGTAAATATTATCATTTTGTTAAAAGTTTTAAAAGTTGGCTGCTAGTATAAATCCTATCTTCGCCATCATAGTTTTCATATATACAGGTAAAGTTGTCATCTTTCCAAGTCCACAAAGCCCTGACATTCTTTTTGATATTATCTTTTAATATCCATTTAATTGTTTTGTATGTTCTTTTTTCTTCCATAGTTTAATATCCAAATTCTTTGCAGCGTTCATCTTGCTCTGTTAATTATATTTCTTTTAGTTCTTCTTTTATCATAATTCTAATGCCCTTATTAGTGAGTGGGTCTTTACTCTGTTTATTTTAATATTAATTTAATCTTTTGCCAAAATGTCATTTGTCTATAATCCCAATAGAAATTAATCGCTTGTGGTACTCCACT